AACTCCGAGCCCCGCTCGTCTGGATCGCCAACGCCGTCTCCCAGGCCGACCTGCACGCCACCGAGATCGACCCGGCCACCGGCCAGCCCACCGGCCCGTCGACGAACCCCACCGCCATGCAGGCCGCGGCCCAAGTCCTCGGCGGCGCCGCGAAGCGGGCCACCTTGCTCCGCGTCCTCGCCCTCTGCTGGCAGGTACCCGGCGAGGCATGGGTCGTCGTCCGCCCCCAGGGCCGCGCCCTGCCCGACGAGTGGATCGTCCTACCCCCGTCGCAGGTCAAGTCCAAGGGCACCGGCGCCGCAGCCCAGTGGATGTACCGGGACCCGAAGGTCGGCACCGACGTCCCCCTCGACGCCAAGTCGCGGCTCTTCCGCATCTGGGACCCGCACCCCGCGGACTACATCCAGGCCGACTCCGCCATCCGGCCGGCGCTCCCCATCTGCCGCGAGATCGAGAAGTCCACGCAGACGATCGCGGGCCAGCTCGACTCCCGCCTCGCCACGGCCGGCGTGTGGCTCGTCGCCGACGAACTGGACCTGCCGAAGGGCGAGCACGAGACGACCGCGCTGGCCTTCATGGATGAGCTGCTGTCCGTCGCCGAGACGGGGATCCAGCAGCCCGGCACCCCCGCGGCCGTGGTCCCGGTCGCGTTCAACGCCCCAGCCGAGATGATCGGCGCCGGGAGCGCGCTCGCGTTCGTCGACTCCAGCACCGACTTCGTCAGCGGCCTGGACGAGCTCCGCGACAAGGCCCTCGCCCGGCTCGCAGCGACCCTGGACATGCCCCGGGACGTGGCGGCCGGCACGCAGGGCGAGTCGAACCACTGGACGGCGTGGCAGGTCGAAGAGTCCACGTACAAGATCTTCATCGAGCCCCTGTTGCGCGAGCTCGGGGACGCGTTGACCGAGCAGTGGTATCGGCCTGCGCTCGTCGCGATGGGCATGAGCCCGGAGCAGGCGAACCGGTTCGAGATCGGCTGGGACACCACGAAGATCGTGGCCCGGCCGGACGACCGGGAGACGCTGGAGTCCCTGTACGACAAGGTGCTGATCTCCGACGAGTACATGCTGACGGAGAACGGGATCCCGCTGGACGCGATGCCGTCGAAGGAGGAGCGGGAGCGGCGTCTTCTGGAGAAGTGGGTGACGTCGTCGCCCGCGATCCTGTCGGAGGCGGGTGTGGCGGAGACGCTGGGGATGCCCGAACTGGCGGCGGCGCAGGCGTCGGTGGCCGAGGAGGCGCCGGAGCCGGTGGCGGAGGAGCCTCGGGCCCTCCCGGCGACGCAGGGCGAGGAGCCGGAGCCTGAGGGCGTGCCGGACGGCCTGACGGCGGCGGCCGAGCTGCTTGTGTTCGATGCTCTCTCGCGCGCGGGCGGGCGCCTGCTCACGCGGGAGAACCGGGGCCAGTTCACGAACACTCCGAAGCATGAGCTGCACACGGTCGTTGCGGCTGCGGGACGAGATGACCTGCTGGACGGGTCGTTTCAGTTCATCGAACCGGTGGCAGATGCGTTCGGCGTCTCGCCGGGGCTCTTCCGCATGCTGCTGACTGAGTACACCCGGGCGCTGCTGGATGAGGGCGCGCTGCATGAGCGGGGGCGGCTGCGGGCTCGGCTTCCCCTTGTGCTGACCGGCGTGCACAGGTGACAACGTTGCCACCCGATGACGGGCTACCCCAGCGGTTGCGGGCGGAGGCGTTCATCCGCGAGGGCGAGCAGCGGGTCGCGCGGACGTGGTTCCGGTCGCTGACTCGCTGGCTTGACCGCGTCCGGCCTGCCGTCGTTCGTGGCGACACCGTCGACCCGGCCCGCGTCTCCGACCACCAGGGCTTCTGGACGGATCAGGTCGACGTTGAGGTCATGCCCGTGGTCGACGGCATCCTCCGGCGGGCGGCACGCCGGGTACGGCCGCAGGGTGTTCCGGAGGGCGATGCGTGGGTGTCGGCGTACCTGAACGAGGCAGGCAACCGGCTCGTCAGGATCCCGGACGAGGTCTACGGCCTGATCGTCGCCGAGCTGGAACGCGGGATCCGCGAGCAGGAGTCCGTGCCGGACATCGCCAAGCGGGTGCAGACGATCCTGACGGCGACGGGGTCGGAGTACTGGCCGAACCGGGCGGTCACCGTCGCGCGGACGGAGACGCTGGCGGCCGTGAACGCCGGCGTGTACCGCAGCGCCGAGCTGGAGGCGGAGCAGCGGGGGGATCCGGCGCCGTTCAAGCAGTGGATCAGCACGGCGGATCCTCGGACGCGGCCGACGCATCGGGAGGCGGACAAGCAGCGCACCCTGCTGCGGGAGCCGTTCCGGGTGGGCGGCGCGCAGCTCCTCTTCCCCGGGGACCCGCGCGGCCCCGCGAACGAGGTCATCAACTGCCGGTGCTCCCTGTTCCCGGTGGTGCTGGGCGAAGAGATCGACTGGACAGAGAGGCAGAACCCATGACGTACGGACAGATCGCCTATCTGGGATACGCAGAGCACACAAACAACAAGACCTACGACGGTCGAGAGATGCCCACCTGGGAGGACCTGGGGGACAACATCCAGGGCGCCTGGGAGGCGGCGGCTTGGGCCGTCCTGCGGAGGAACGTGGAGGGACTCAATGGCTAGGACTTGGAGTGCGGTGCTTGCCCGGTTGGGTGTGCCCACCGGTGACGGCCGCATCATCGACCCGGCAGGCGGCTCATCCCGTGACCTGCCGCTCCCGCTCATGTGGCAGGAGAAGTCCGAGGACGGCCACGGCGGCAGCCGCGTAGTCGGCCGCATCGAGACGCTGCGGATCGCGGACGGCATGGTCACCGCCACCGGCAGCATGCTGGAGGACATCCCCTACTCGGTCACCGAGCAGCTGGAGGCCGGTGTCGTCGGCCCGTCGGTGGACCTCGACGACATCGAGTACGTGATGGACGACGAGGAGCGCCTCATCATCACCCGGTGGCGGGTGGCGGGCGCCACGCTGGTTAGCATTCCGGCGTTTGCGGACGTCTCCCTCACCCTCGACCCGCTCCCGGCAGAGCCGATGGAGGTGACCGACGGCGAGATGGCCGACGCCGCGTGGTTTCAGCTGCGCGCAGCCGCAACCGAGCAGCGACCTCCGCTCGCCTGGTTTGACCAGCCGGACCTCGACCGCCTGACCCCCATCACCATCTCCAACACCGGCCGCATCTTCGGTCACATGGCGGGCCGCGACACCTGCCACGTCGGCCTCCCCGGCTGCGTTACGCCCCCCATGGGGTATTCAACCTACGCAAACTTCCACGTGGCTGCACAAGAGACACAGGAGGGCGTTCTCCTACCCGTCGGAATTCTCGTTGCCGGTCCCCGCCATGCTGACCCCCAACTGGCTTTCCGCGCTGCTCAGGAGCACTACGACGACGTGAACGCTCGGGTGGCCAAGGTTGTTGTGGGCGAAGACGAGTTCGGCATCTGGGTTGCTGGCTGGATGCTGCCCGACGCCAAGCCTGAGGCGGTGGAGATTTTCAAGTCGTCGCCGGTGTCGGGTGACTGGCGGTGGATCGGGGGGCAGCTGGAACTGATCGGTGTGTGCTCGGTGAACATGCCGGGCTTCCCGATCCCGCGTGCTCGGGTTGCGTTCGGCGTGATGGATCCGCATGAAAAGTTCGCCAAGGCATGGCACGTGAAGGGCGTTCAGAAAACGCTCATCGCTTCCTCGGGCATCACGCCAGTGGAAGGTGAGTACATCGAGCCCGAGACCAACACTGCTGACACTGAAATCGCCCGCGCGCAGCTGCGTTGGGCCCTCGCGAGCACGGAGGACTGACATGGGCTGCGCATGCGGTGGCAAGAAGACCCTGACCGACTACCAAGTCACCTTCCGAGGCGGCGACACCCAGACCGTCACCCACGAACAAGGCGGCCTCGCAGCCGTCCGGCAGCTCCTCGCCAAGTCCCCCCAGGGCGGCACCTACAAGGCGGTCGCCCGCAAGGCGTAACGCTTCAAGCTGGATAACATCCAACTTGAAGCACAAGCTGGGGACTTCCTGGATGTTATACAAGAAGTCCCCCAACGAAGTAACACGCCGGGAGCCGGACGCCCATTACACGGCGTCCGGTAGGCGGTACTCTGCACATAGCTTCGATGCTGGCGGTGGGCCGGTCGATGCAGACGAGACGTTGTCGTTCTGCCGATCGGAAGGAGACCCGCCATGGCAGACGAGCAGAACCCCGAGACCGAGCCGCAGCCGACCGGGTTCGACATCACCAGCGCCACCGACGAGCAGCTCCTCGCCGAGTACGCCCGCGTCAAGGGCGCCGGGCAGGAGCTCTCCGCCAAGACGGACGCCGACCCGAGTGAACTGTCCGGCCTCGCCAGCCAGCTCCAGGAGCTGTCGGCCGCTGTCGCCGAGCGACGCACCCGCGCCGAGGCCACGCAGGCCGCCCGCGACGCGTTCTCCGCCGCGCCGGACCTCACCATCCCCACGCAGGTCATCCCCGAGACGAGCGCCCCCGTGACACCTGACAACGATGTCACCCCTGCGGCACCCGCCCCGGCGCCGGTCCCCTCCGTCTCCCAGATGGCCGCCCAGACCCAGCTCCCCGC